TTATTCTGGTGGCATATCAAAATCGGTAAGATTTAGCAGTGCAGAGGGTGGCTCGGTAACACAATCAATATCTTTAGAAACCATTGCTGAAGAAAACCAAGAAGTTATATCTATATCTGGAAGCCTAATATCTATTGGCTGTAATAATAGTGGTAGTGCTTGGTGTACACAATTTGGTACAGAAAATAATTTGGACCCTGTAAATATTACAATGACTTTATCAGACGGAACTACTACAGAAGTGTTAACGCATAATTTTACATCAGATTATAATGACGGAACAAAAACAACCAATTATTCTGTTGATGTAAGCAATATATTTCAAACAAATAATACTTCATTAACAGTAAACTATTTTGGCGCCGATACAGGAAATAAAAATGGGCAGTTTGGCACTATAATTGACGATTTAAGCGTAGTTTTAACATTAGACGATATAACGCCAGTAGAAATACCAGAAAGTAGCCAAATAACGCAAATAGAGAGCCCTTTGGCGATTATAGAAGAAGCGCCAGTTGTTATTATTGGTGGTCTTGATGAAAACAGTATTGTAGATACTTTATCAAGTGGCGTTTTAGATATTGGCCCACAACAAGATATGCAAATAGCAAGTCTATCACCATCAATATCTGTTATATCTGATATTAGAGCAGAACAAATGCACTCTGATATTGCAGATATAGGTATAAATAATGAAATGCCAATAATTGTAGATACAGGAGTTGATGTACCTGTGGAAACAGATATACCAGATATGGATTTACCAGAAATTGATATAGATATTGAAATGCCAGAAACTTTAGAAGAATTAAGAAACGAAGAAATTCCAGCCGAACTAGAAGAAACAAATATGGAAGAAGATTTAGAGGGGAATAACAATGAACAGCAAGAGGAAACACCAGCAGAGAATGATGAAGATGTTGGAAAAAATGAAGAAAGCGACATATCAGACGATAGTGGCGCCGAAGAAAAAGAAGAAAAACAAGAGGAAAATGTAGAAAAGCAAAAAAATAATATTATTAAGAAAAGTACTGTTATTACTAAAAAAGACGTAAAAAACGAAAAAAGCGAGGAAAAAAGCACGTCTAACAGCGAAAATAAGAGCAATAAAAACAAAAGTAATAGTCTACCATCTACCAAAATAGAGTCAGACGTAGTATTACAAGAACTTGATTTAGTGACAGTTGTAAGTTTTAATAAGGAATATTTTGAAGTGAAAATTACAGATACATTAGATATAACCAAAGGTGAGGTAGATTTTTATGACGGACAAGACGGATTCAACAATCAAGATTACGCCAAAGCTAATTCTGCTTTTTTTAATCAGTATAGCGACACCAACAGCGAGTGGGATTTGGTGGCTAAGCCAAGTGTCATCAAGATTGACAGTTTTAGAAGATAGTATGTCAAGTATTCCAAGTGGAGATAATTCTGCAATACTAGAAAGGATTACTGCTGTAGAAATAAACGCAACCAACAATAAAAATTCTATTGATAAGATTGACGCAGATATAGATAAAATTGTTGAGCATGTTGATAAATCATTCAAGACAGTAACTGAATCAATAAACTCTAATCCTCTTTCACTAGGTAACTAATATGACATCATCTGAAAAAGAATGTTTGTTAAGACTTGAGGAGAAGCTAGAACATATACATAATGAAGTAAAAAACAATGCAGAAGAAATAAAAGAAATGAAATCAGAGATGTCAGAAATGAAAGCAACAATAAATATTGGTAGAGGGGCAGTTAGAACTTTGGTTTGGGTGGGTACAATTATAACTGCAATAATTGGCGCTTTTAAAGTAGGAGAAAATATATGATTGGTTTAATTGTAAGTGGCGTAACCAAAGCAGTAGGTGGTTACTTTGAACATAGTGCTAAAAAAGCAAAAGCTAATTCTGACTTAAAGATAGCTGAAATAGACGCCAAGACTGCAGTACAAAAAAAAGTAGCAGAGGGTAAAGTAGAATGGGAAACTGCTATGGCAAAGGCTTCTGACGACAGCTGGAAAGATGAAGCTTGGACTATATGTTTCATAGCCATTATAATTTTTTCTTTTATACCTTACTTTCAACCTTTCGTTGCCAGAGGTATTGAGTTTCTTAGTACATTTCCAGAGTGGTTACAGTGGTCAATTATGGCGAGTATTGGTGCAAGTTTCGGTTTAAAATCTATAGGTAAATTTACAAAATGACTATATTAGAAAAAATAAAGGATAAGTATGAAGACTTGATATATATGATTCCAGATAGAATTATGTTTATTATCAAATGTTCTTTAATATGCTTATTCTGGATTGTATTGGTTTGTTAAAACTTACCAATATATAAAAACACAACCCAGAATAAAACAGCTAATAGTATTTGCATTAGTTCTATTGGCATTATAGTTCTTCTTTAAACCAATTATTATCTATTATCCAAAGAGTAATTTCTAATTCTAATATACTCTGTTGGCGACTATGTTTTATATTCTCATTTCTGTACTCTTGCATATAATGAGATATGTCGTGTACTAATCTTCCAATATTTTTAAAGCTTGTAGCGTCCTTATGTGGTTTAGCTAACCAAGTATTTTCATATAATCTAAATAGATGTTTAAATTTATATCTGTCAACTTGCAAATATCTTTTTTTATCTTTATACCAATACATGCAAGGAGTACATTCTTTCCAAGAGCCAAACTTTGCGCCAATTTTATTGTATATTTTTTTAGCTTGTTTTCTATTGTGAATTATTGGAACTAAATTATTATCAGATTCATGCTGTATTAAATCATCAATTATTAAATAATTCTGATTTTGTTTTGAATAATCAAATAAGCTTTTTTCTGTACCATCTTTTTTCTTATGCGATTCCATTTTAAATCTCCTAAAATTTAAGTTTTTAAAGTGGGGCTATTTCTAGCCCCTGTTAAAATTAATCACTTGAATATGTAAAATCATTACCAAGTAATGAATGACAATGTCTAAGCAAATGTTTTACAGCTATATCATATTTACACATTCTAGTTTTACAAAAATCAAATGATAAATTTTCATCTTCATAGCTTTTCTCTGTTCTGCGATACTTTCTCAAAACCAAAGTTTCACATTCGCCATCTAAAGTGATTATGTTAACCTCACCAAGCTCTTGTGTCCCTGTGTTACGGTCTCTATGAAAGTTAACATCAAAACCTAACTCTTGCACATACGCACTTTCACGAATTACATCTCCCCATTCTTTATCTGTAAAATCTCTTTCTTGATAATAATAATTTGTATATCCCATTTTCTATCTCCTATAATGTTTAAGTTTTTTATATATAATTAATTTATATATATGTATATTATATAATATTATAGTAAATGGTACAGGTAATAATTGCTAATAAAATCAGCAAGTTACGAACAATTTTGTTATTTTATAGCGTAGGTTTTATAGTTTTTGATAGTGCATAAGCTTGATTTAGATTGCTAACTATAATCATTAAGTTTGTAACTTCATCTAATTCTTCTTTTGTTATATCTTTTTTATCAATTATTTTTTTCATTTTTGAAACTGTATGTGTCATTTCATCTTCTATCTTTTTAGTTATTGCGTCATATATATTCATATTATCTCCATTGTTCTCCAAATATCCAACATACCAATACCTTTCTTATTCCAAATGTAACAGGTGTTACTCTATGATTCAAAAAGCTTGTAAAAGAAACAAGCTTATTTGGTACTGAATTATATGTAACAATTTCACCACCATCATCAAAGAATTGCAAATCACCACCCTTGAAACCTTGATTAAGCACCCATGATATTGAAATTTTTCTCATACTTGCTAAACCAGAACTTGCGTCAATGTGCCAATCGTAATGTGCATTATCTTCTGCGTGGTACTCTAGGTATTGTATGTCTTGTATTCCAGATAATTTATAATTAAATTTTGTATTTAATTCTACAACTGCGTTGCTTATAATCTCTGCAGAAATGCTGTTTTTTTGATTCAATCTCCACGCTTGTACTTTTCTTAAATCTGTAGGTAAAGATGTTGTTGCTTTTATTTCTTCACCATAATTCATAGCTTCTTTTAAAACAAGTTCCGAATAATTAGGCTCCATCTTGTAAGGTATAATTCCATATTCAGCGTCTTTGCTCAAATCTGTTTTAACATTATCTTTAAAAAATTCAGTAGAAAGGTGAGAGATACTACCCATAATATTTCCTTAAAAAAAACTCCCTGCATTTCTACAGGGAGAACTTAAACGCCTAACCAGACTGGCTAGGACTTTTAGGATATGAAAAAAATTAACATCTAATAGTATCATATTAAAATGGAATATCATCATCAAATTCTGCCTCTACTTTTTTCATTGCACCTGTCGGTATTTCTTTGTTTTTATATGCTTCGGCTTTTTCTTCTTTTTTTTGCTTTAATTCGTCAAAGCGTTTATTAAAATCATCACCACCAACAAGACCAGAATCCCATGGCTCTTGTATTTTTATTGTAACCATACTTTCGCTTTTTATCCATAACGCAATATCTTTTGTTTCTCCATCAAGATTTACGTTACCACGATAATCTGGTTTTTTATCTCCCTCTTCTTTATTTTTATTTTTCCAAAGAGTTCCATTACCCTCATTTACTGTGTAACCATTCGGTTGTAATATACCTTTATCGCCAATTTTATATGTCATTTTGATTCTCCATATTAAGTTTTTTATTGGTTCGTTCTATACATTCATAATGATTTTCTCTATATAACTTTTTGTTTTCTTCTACATAAGTTTTTAAAAATTTTAAAGTCTTATGATTATCAATAGCTATATTTAATATTGCATTAGCATTTTTATCTACTGTTTGTAAAAATTTATCCATCTTTTCATTAGTAACATATTCTTGATGTTGCAATTCTAAATCTCTTGCATGTGCTTCTTCTGCTTCTTGAACATTTTCATAGCTTTCATCTTTATCCATTATATTTTACCTCTTTTTTCAATTTCTTTAAATTCTTGAGTTCTATCAATAATTCTTTCTAATGCTATTTCTTCAAGCACAATTTGAATAGCTATTAAAGTATTATCAGATGATATATGGTCTATTAAGTCTGCAACAGACATTTCATCTTCTAATTCTTTGACTTCATCTTTTAGTATACTGCTGTGTATATCCATCAAATATCTCCATTATTAATTTTTTGTACTTTCTTATTTTGCATAGATTGTTGAGCTTTGTTTGCGTCATCATCTGTCTGCTCATTAGTGGCTAGTAACAACATATTTTGATATAGATATCTCTTGGCATATGTCATAGCACTACCTATTTGCTGTGGTTTTCTATCAGAATATAAAGTTAGTTCCGATTCAAAAAATTGTCTTGTGGGAACATGCGTAACTTTCATTCTATAAAAGCATTGATATTGTTCTAATGAATCTTTATCAACATTATTATAAGTTTGTGTAAAGCTGGTCAACAAATCATGTTTCAATAATATTGGCTCACATATCTCAATGATATCATCAAGGGTTGCGTATGTATTACCAAAATGACTGTTTTTCCCTTTCTTAGATATACCTACTTGCTGAATCTCAAGTCTGGCATTTCTAAATGCTTCAAGGTGTGCTGTTGGTACTTTTATTTCATTGCTCATTGTAATCTCCCATTAAGTTTTTGAAGTCTTTTATTTAATAATTGCATTACATATACATTTTCATATGATGTAATGTCCCTTGTACCCATATGCCATTTATTAACAACATAATCTATAAAACCATAAATATTTGTATCTGCTTGGTCTTTATAATCGCTATAAATAGAAAAACAAAAATCATTGTTTTTTGCTATTAAGCTAAAGTGTATACTGAAAAAATCATATAAACTAGCTGAATACATTATTGATGGCTTATATATTTTATAATCTTCATAAATTTCATTTGAATCTATTTTAAAATATTTTTGTATGTTGTTTAAAGAATCATCAATTAAATTATCTAATTCAAGACCTTTAACAACTAATTTTACTGCTTTATCAGACATACCCACCACCTATCCAAGCCCATAAATAAAGATTTGCAAGTAGTAAGATAAAAAAAATAATTGCACCTATAAATTCACTGACTGCCTTATAATCATTATTCATTTGTATCTCCTAATAAAGCTTCTTCTGTATATTTATAAATAAGTCTTGATAATTCGCCAGAGGTAAGCCCAGTGTTAAATTGTCTTTTTATTATTTTAAAAAGCTCGGCATTATCTCTGTAACCATTTTCTATATAATAAATTATAAGTTTTTTCGCTTCTTCTATATTTTTTAATTTTTTCATTTATATCTCCTAATTAAGTTTTTTGTATAGAAATTAATCTATAATGCCAATATAATATGTAATTATATATATGTAAAGTATATATTTATATTTTTTGTTAATTATTATATAATAAGTATCTATATTATTATGTACTTAAAAATCAAGGGGTTATATATGACGTTTAACGAGTTTTTAAAGAAAGAAAGATGGTCGGTGTCAAAAATTTCAAGGGAATTAGAGATGAACAATGCTACTGTAACCAAGTGGAAATATGGCACTGCTATACCCAGAAAAAAAGAAGATATGTTAAAAATATACCAATTTACTAATGGTAAGGTTACGCCAAATGACTTTTACGGAATAAATTAATGAGTTTTCAGGCTATGGCTTGGGCAGTTAAACAAGAAACTGGGAGCCCTGTTAGTAAACTGGTATTGCTTATGTTAGCTAATTATGCAGACGAACACGGTAAATGTTATCCAAGCCAAGAACATATTGCTAAATTATGTCAATGTACAAGAGTATCTGTTAACAAGCATATTAAAAAACTAGAAGCTGGTAATTTTTTAAAAATATCTAAAGAGAAAAATTGGCACTATGGTTATAATACATATGTTTTAAATTTTGGCATTGTAAAAAATATTTACATAGCGAATAAAGATAATTTACACAATACTCAAGATAAACTAATTAATTGTAGGTTTGATGAATTTTGGGATATATGTCCTAGAAAAATTGGTAAAGCCAAAGCAAAAAAAATATATCAGAATCTTGTAGCAAAAAAAGTTGTAACAGAAGATAATTTAATAAGTGGTATAAAAAAATATAATGATAGCGTATTAGATACTGAAACTAAGTTTATAGCACACCCAGCAACGTGGTTAAATCAAGGTAGATGGGAAGATGAATTAGACATTAAAGGTAAGAATAAAAACTTTTTATTAGGATAACAGGAGAAAACAATGAGCAAAAAAATTAACGGTCTTTACACAGCCAGAGATTTATGGCAATCAGTAAATGAGTTACATTCTGGAAATACTAGTCAACCATTTGATGTTGGTTATACCCCATTAGATGATTTGTATAAAGTAGCAAGAGGGACTTTTCATGTCTGGACTGGCGTACCAAATCACGGTAAATCATCTTTTTTAGCAGATATAATTATGAACATGGCGAAAATACATAATTGGAAATTTTGTATATTTAGTCCAGAGCATAGCATGGCTAACAATATAAAACGTCTTGTAGAAAAATACATGGAAAAGCCATTTGACTTTGGCGTTTCAGATAGAGTAACAAAAGATGAATTAGTTAAAAGTTTGTCGTTTATTCAAGAGCATTTTTTCTTTATAGATATGCAAAATGAAAGCCCAGACATTAAATGGATTCTAAATGTTGCAAGACAAGCCAAAGATGAATATAACATAGATGGTTTAGTTATTGACCCATATAACGAAATTAACCCAACAAGAAAAAGTGGGTTAAGAGAAGATGAGCATATATCTACAGTTATTTCAGATATAAAAAGATTTAATAGGGAAACTGAATGTGTTACATGGTTAGTGGCACACCCTAAAAAATTACAAAGACAAGATGATGGAACTTACCAAGTAGATTCCTATGATATAAGTGGTTCGGCACATTTTGCAAATAAAGCCGACTTAATTGTAAATATTAATAGAATATTTAACCCAGAAAAAACATTATTCCAAATTAAAAAAGTTAGGGAAGCCGATTTGTATGGCGCCATTGGTGAAGCAGAGTTTAAATGGAATTTTAAAACTAGATGTTTCCACGCTTTAGATAGTATTATATGGAAAAAACATAACTAGCAGAGAGGAAACCTATGGATATAAAAATGATTAATATTTCTGAAATAAAACCTTATATTAATAATCCGAGAAAAAAAGTTAATATTGATGATGTTGCTAAATCAATTCAAGAGTTTGGATTCCAACAGCCAATAGTAGTTGATAAAAATAAAGTTATTATTGTAGGTCATACAAGATACCTTGCCAGTAAAAAATTAAACTTAACCAAAGTGCCAATTACTGTCGCAAATTTAAGCGCAGAACAAGCCAAAGCTTACCGAATAGCTGATAATAAATTAAATGAAAGCAGTACATGGGATAATTCTTTGTTAAATAAAGAGATAACAGAATTGCTTGACGCAAACTATGAATTGTTAAATTTAGGTTTTAGCCAAGAAGAATTAGAGAATTTTATTGGTTTTGACACGTCTAATATGGAAGAGTTTGACGAAATAGAAGAAGATTTACCAACAAAAAATACTTGCCCAAAATGTGGTTATGAATACGATTAAAATAAGGAAAGGCATATCTTTTTTTTCTGGTTGTGGTGGGTCAACATTAGGTTACAAACTGGCTGGTGTAAATGTAGTCTATGCAAATGAATTTATAAAAAAAGCAAGTGATACATATTCTGCAAACTTTCCAGATACCTATATGGACACAAGAGATATAAGAGATATAACGCCAGAAGATGTTTTAAAAATTATAAAAATGGAGAAAGGAGAATTAGATTTTCTTGACGGCTCACCACCTTGTGCAAGTTTTTCTACTGCTGGTAAAAGAGAAAAACATTGGGGTAAGGTTAAAAATTATTCAGACGGCTCACAAAGAACAGATGATTTATTCTTTGAATATATAAGAATGGTAAAGGGTATACAGCCTAAAATATTTGTTGCTGAAAACGTTAAAGGATTAATACAAGGAAAAGCCAAAGGACACTTTAATATGTTTTTAAAAGAATTTAAGAAACTAGGTTATAATGTAAAAGCAAGTTTGCTTGATGCTAGTTATTTAGAAGTGCCACAAGCAAGACAAAGAGTATTTTTTATTGGTGTGCGTAAAGACTTAAACAAAATGCCAGTATTTCCTAAAAAACAAAAACAAATGACAACGGAACATATATATAATAAAAAATATATTTTAGAGCCAGAGGTATATAGCAAATTACACGATTCATATAAAAAACCATTAGCCAATTTAAAAATGGGCGAACAGCCAACAAAAAGTGTTTTTAATTTAAAAAGAAACCATATTTTAAAGCCAAGTTATACAATTACTGCTACATACGGCTCTGGTGCTTGTGTTGTACACCCATACGAAGATAGGTTAATGTGTATAGGAGAGCTAAAGGATATATGTAGTTTTCCACAAGATTTTATTTTAACTGGCTCATATTCTGATAAAGCTGAAAGATTGGGAAGAAGCGTACCACCCAATATGATGAAAAATGTAGTTAAAACATTATTGAAAGAGGTATTAAATGAAAATACCTAAAGTGTGGACATTTATGGATAAAGAAATAGCAAATAATTTTGACGAACACGTTAGAGAACAGTTGCCTTGGTATGATTTTGCGACAGATAGTATTGCTCATATAGCTAGACATTATGTGCAGAACAATGGACACGTTTACGATTTAGGTGCAAGTACAGGTAATATTGGTAATGCCATACGCCCCATACTAGAAGAAAGAAACTGTACTTTTACTGCAATAGATAATAGCGCAGAAATGGTAAGTGCTTATAACTGTACATATGGCGAGATAATAAAGCACAACATAGAGGAATATAAATACAAAGACTTTGATTTTTGCACATTGTTTTTAACATTAATGTTTGTAAATCCAAAGAACAGAGAGCCGTTGTTAGATGAATTATATGAAAAACTTGTGCCAGGGGGTGCGATTGTTATTTTTGATAAGGAAGTAAATACAGATGGTTATTTTGGTATTGTAAATTACCGATTAAACTTATTAGAAAAGATTAAAACTAATACTAACTATAAAGACATTATAGACAAAGAATTAAGCCTAAGTGGTATACAAAGACCAATAAGCAAAAAAATTCTCCAAAAGTATAATGCTATGTTGTTTTTTAAGTTCTCTAATTTTGTAGGTTACATAATAGAGAAATAGTTGAAATAATTTTATTTTTACTCTATAAAAGATATATATGCCAAAAACAGTAAATAAAACGGAAGAAATAGCAAGAGTGGTAACTCAGTTATCTGGCTTGGGTATTCCACACGAACAAATTTGTAGCACACTAGATATATCAAAACCTACATTGTATAAATACTATGAAGAAGAACTAACAAAGGGTAAAGCGAAAGCAAATGCACAGATAGCGCAAAATCTTTTTAAAATAGCAACTGGTACAGGACGTGAAGCAGTAACAGCGTGTATATTCTGGCTTAAGACACAAGCACGTTGGACAGAAAAAGATATATTGGAGATACAAGATGGCACAAATCAAGATGACAAATTCGCTGAACTTATCAAAGACATTCAAAGAGCTAAACTCTCAGAAAAAGACAGCGACAATACTACTCACTGATTGGTATAACAAAGCAAGAAAAAACCAAATTGTGATTGATGATGATGATTACAATATACAATTATTTTTAGCTGGTAGAGGTTGGGGAAAAACTCTTACTGGCGCATATGATATTATCCAATACTGTTTACTAAATCCAAATGTTATATGTGGTGTAATAGCGCCTACATATGGCGATTTAAAACGAGTTTGTTTTGCTGGTGAATCTGGTCTGCTGGGCATTCTTGATAAAGAATTATTTAATGAAACTGGTTATAACAAGTCAGCAAATGAGATTACTTTTTATAATGGCAGTAGGATTACAGGCTTCCCAGCGATAGAGCCAGACAGGTTAAGAGGTGTACAGTTCCATAGAATATGGTGTGATGAATTAGCCTCGTGGCGATATCGTGAAACATTTGATAATTTAATGATGGCATTACGACTTGGTGATTCGCCAAAATGTATAATTACTACAACGCCTAGACCTACAGAACTAATTAGAGAATTAGCTGTAAGAGCAGACACAAAAATAATTAAAGGTAGTACGTTTGATAACATAGATAACCTAGCGCCATCTGCAATTAAAATGCTAAAAGAAAGATATGAGGGTACAAGACTTGGTAGGCAAGAGCTATACGCAGAAATACTAGAAGATATTGAGGGTGCATTATTTAATTCTGCTAATATAGAGCAAAACAGAATTGACATTGTTCCAGATTTACAAAGAATTGTGGTTGCGATTGACCCAGCTGTAACGTCTAACCAATCTTCTGATGAAACTGGAATTATAGTTGCTGGTAGAGGGGTTGATAATAATTATTATGTTTTAGGTGATTATTCTGGTATTTTTAGCCCTGATGTATGGATAAAACGTGCGATTGAGTTGTACTACAAATTTGAAGCTGATAGGATTGTATGTGAAGTAAATAACGGTGGCGACTTAATTGAAAAACTGTTAAGGGTACAAGATGTAAATGTTCCATACAGTTCAGTTAGAGCAACAAGGGGAAAGATGTTAAGAGCAGAGCCAATTAGTGCGTTGTATGAAATGAATAAGGTACATCACGCAGAATATTTTAAGGAACTGGAAGAACAGATGACGCAATATACACCACAGACAATAAAATCGCCTGATAGGCTTGACGCACTTGTTTGGGCGTTAACTTCTCTGCAATCATCTGGCACAGCAATATTTAAAATTAGTTGAGGACAATATGGGATTATTTGATAGGTTTAAAAAACAAACAGAGCCAATACGAAAGAAAGAAGCTCCAAAAGTAATAATTAATAGAATTAACGCATACGAATCCAAAACTACAAGAAGATACAAAGATTATGCCAAAGACGGTTATCAAGAAAACGCTATTGTGTACAAATGTGTTTCTATGATAGCAAATAGCTCAAGTTCGGTAAGCATAGATGTATTTTCTGGCGATATAAAATTAGAGAGCCACCCATTGTTATCTTTGTTAAAAAGACCTAACCCACTTCAATCACAAGTAGAATTTTTCCATTCAATGATAAGTTATTTATTAATTTCTGGAAATTCATATATGTTGAAAGATAAAGAATTTGGTGAGCCATCAGAATTATATTTATTAAGGCCAGATAGAGTAGAAATAAAAGCTAGTAGTTCTATGATACCAGATAGATATTGTTATAAAATAGATAATAAAACTGTAAATGAATATCCTGTGGATAAGTTAACAGGGATATCACAGTTAAAGCACGTTAAACTTTGGAACCCTTTAGATGATTTTTACGGATTATCTCCTATTGTTGCTGGTGCATATAATATTGACCAACATAATTTAGCTGGATTGCATAATGTTGGTTTATTAAAAAATGGCTGTACACCATCTGCTATGATTAAGTTTCAACCTAAAGATGAAACTGGCATGTCTGCTACACTTACTGACGACCAAAGAGCAAGTATCTTGGAAGATTTAGAATTTAGATTTAAGGGCTCATATAATTCTGGTAGACCACTATTATTAGAGGGCGATTTTGATTATCAACAAATGGGCTTAAATCCAAAAGACATGGATTTTTTAGAGTTAATGAATATGTCAGCCAGAGAAATTGCATTATGCTTTGGGGTACCAGCGCAACTTGTAGGAATAGCAGACCAAACATACGCCAACGTAGCCGAAGCAAGATTATCTTTATATGAGGAAACTGTAATACCATTACTAGAAAGACTTGAAAGTGATTTAAACGAGTGGTTGAGCACGTCTTATGGCGAAAATATAAGCATTAAATATAATATGGATAGTATTCCAGCTATGGCTGAAAAACGTAAGCAAATTTTTTCAAATGTATCACAAGGTGTGCAACAAGGAATATTAACACGAAACGAAGCCAGAGAAAGACTAGGATTGGAATCAATAGATGGTGGCGACAGTTTACTTGTACCATCAAATTTATTTCCTATTGGTGAAGTAGATGATTCAAGTCCAGAAGATGACGAAAAGTCTTATGAGGAAGAATGGGAAAATGCTTATGGCGAAAAAGCAATGCCAGAAGAAGATGTGTTTGAAAGTGAAGAAGAAGCAGAAAGACGAGCAGACGCAATAGGTTGTTCTGGTACACATACTATGGAACTAGATGGCGAAACAGTTTATATGCCATGTGAAACGCACGAAGAATATGACGAGTTAGTAGGAGAAAAAGCTGTATCAGACTTAAGCTTTACTGCAACTGCTGGTATGAAAGCAGAAGCCAAGCGTGGTCTTGAATGGCGTAAAGAGTTTAATAGAGGTGGTACACAAGTAGGCGTAACAAGAGCCAATCAGATAATAAATGGAACAAGTATGTCTGCAAGTACTGTATTGAGAATGTTCTCTTTTTTCTCAAGACACGAAGTAGATAAACAAGGTCAAGGCTTTAGACCTAGCCAGAAAGGCTATCCATCTGCTGGGCGTATTGCTTGGGCTTTATGGGGTGGGGACGCTGGCTTTAGCTGGAGTAAGGTACAAAGAAATAAAATAATGCGAGAAAGAGAAAAAAGTTTTGATGAAGAACTAGAAACAAAAGTTGCTGGATTATCTAAGACTGTAGAAAAAGCTTTGCAAGGGAAAGTAGATGAGCATAACGACAAATATGGCGATAAGAAAGGTAAGCGTGTAACTGTAGGTATGCTTGGTAAAGTATTTAAAAGAGGTGTTGGCGCATATAGAACTAACCCATCAAGTGTAAGACCTAGTGTTAATTCGGAAGACCAATGGGCGTATGCAAGAGTAAATGCTTTCTTATATGCTGTACGTTCTGGAAGATTTAGAAGTGGTAAGTTTGATTTAGACTTACTACCTAAAGACCACCCACTGTCATCTAAGGAGTAAATTATGTTTAAGTTTGGGCAAACATCATTAGAAAGACTAGAAGAAGTGCACCCAGATTTAAAGCTTGTATTTACAGAGGTCATTAAAATAACGCCTATAGACTTTGGTATCACAGAGGGGTTGCGAAGCGTAGAAAGAGCAGAGCAATTATTAGCAGAGGGTAAAAGTAAAGTTGGCGCTAAGTCTTTACATTGTCAAGGTAAAGCTGTTGATATTGTATGTTACAACGGTGGTAAGGTAACGTGGGAGCTGGAATTTTATGAAGCAGTTGCTGGAGTTGTTGGAGAAGTTTGCGAAATATTAGATATAAAAATACGTTGGGGTGGAAGCTGGGTTACTGGTGATTTTAAATTAAACAGGGATATGTCCTTTATTGACGCTGTTCATTTTGAGATAATTGAATAATGGCTACACAAAAAGAAATAAAACTTCATCTGGCTATTGTTGCAGAACTAGGCTGTATAGTATGTCATAAGATGGGTTATTCAGATACACCAGCAGAAATACACCACATAAAAAATGGCTCTGGATTAGGTAAAAAAGCAACATACCTAGAAACTATACCCTTATGCCCATACCACCACAGAACATCAGAAGAAGCATATCATCACAGTCCTAAAAATTTTACGAGTAAATGGGGAACGCAAGAAGAACTATTGCAAGAAACTAAGGATATGTTATATGGCAGACAAAATTAAAATAAGCAGACGTAGGGATTATAGAGAACAATTAAGGCTTTATTTAAACTATACGAAAAGATTAAATGCCAAGCTTAAAAAATTATTTAATAAAGTTAGTATACAAGCAAGTAGAAAATATCTAGCTGGTTTTGACATAGAAAATATCTTTAGTGAAGAATATGGAAACGAGCTATATTCTATACTGTCCAACCAATATACGTTTGTAATAGAGCAAACAGCAAATAGAATTAATAGACAAAGATTTAGAAAAGAAATGCAAACAACTGAACAAATAGTTGCGAGTTATGTAAGCGTTTATACTGCCAAAGAAGTAACCAATATATCGGAAACAACAAGAAAAAAAATAGCAAATACTATCCGAAAGGGTTTAAGAGATGGTTTATCCATACAACAAATAAGTAAAAACATAAAAAATTCTTCTGCGTTTGCTAGTAGTAGAGCAACGCTTATAGCTAGAACAGAAACACATAACGCTATGAATGTTGGTAATTTAGAAATAGCAAAATCTTTAGAACTTAAAAATCCTAAGAAAGAATGGAATAATGCGCTAGATACTAGAGCAAGAAGTTGGCATAAGAGAATGGACGGAAAAAGAGTTGGCATTGATGAAAAGTTTATTGTAAATACGCCGACTAAAAATGGTGTTATACCAATAGCTATGTCTAGCCCAGGCGATACGGCTGGTGGGCCTATGAACGTCTGTAACTGCCGTTGCTTCTTAACATTCTATGATGAAGAAGATGATGTTATTAGTTAGCAACTACTAATATTTAAAGATGTATGCACCTGTATTTTGGTTTACATAATTTATAACTTCTTTAAAATCATCAAACCTACGACAAACAAAATCATAACCATAATAATTATAATGTTGCACAAAAAATCTTACATCATTATGAAATTCCCTTTTGTTTTTGTCTTTTTCCATAATAAATACTTGAAATCCATTTTGTGTACGAAAAGAAGGAGCAATATCATTACTCCACGAAACATCTTCCCACAATTTAGGAATATCTAAATCAGCTAAACATTCTTTTTCCCAACCCTCATAATCGCCCTCATATTCTTTCTTTTTTGTATTTTCCATTTCTATCTCCTAGTTTGTGGGAGCATTTCTGCTCCCTGTTAATTTTAAGATACACCCTCTATTTTTCTTATAGCCTTATGAAGAAATTGAAACTCCTCGTGTCCATTATAAACTGCTTCCCAATCACCATCTAAACAATATTTAATTATATCTTCACTTTCAATACAGCTCCTCATAAGAAGATTATTATTTTCATCAAGTTCAGTTCTTAACTTACTTATTTTTTGCTCAAGGTTATACAGTTCATATTTTGCATTTGCGACATACTCTTTTCTATCTGCACCCTCTTTATAACTTTTATATGTTTCTTCTTTTAAAGCACTTATTAAATTCATTACAACTATTGCTTCTTCAAGATATTTACACTCAAGATTAGCAATCTTAATTTTAAGTTTCTTGGTCTTTTGTAAAGCTACGAAATATATTGCTTTTGTTTTTTCTTGTGTAGTTAATTTATTCATTTTCTTTCTCCTAATAAGTTTTTGTTTCTTGGTTTACTTTATATAAAATATAAATAACTGCGACTGTCTGTAATGATATGCCTAGTATTATTGCTATATTTTCCATTTTAAATCTCCTAAAATTTAAGTTTTTTATAGATACATACTTTATCTATATATATATAGTATATGGCAACCATATATAAGTACAGTATATATATATAGAATATATAACTAAATTATCTTTAAAATCAGCAACTTACAAAAAAATACCAAAAAAGTTACGGGGAAATAGCAAAATAGCCCTTTATTTTTCCAAAATACCAATTACTATATATATATAGATTACTTATATATAAATCTATATTTTAATTAAATAAACGGAGATAATTATGAAAGAAAGAAATGACGAGCAAAACAAGATATTTAAAAGAGCAAAAGATTATACTTTATATTTAAATGTAGAATATGTAGAAAAAACTCATATAAAATCTTCTGGGAAAAGATTACCAGTAAGGTTTGAAATAGATGAAAGTGGCTCAAAATACTATAAAATAAAATCAATATTTGAAAAAGAAAGTAGAAACGAAACCCACGCATTTATAAGTAAAAATACAGGTTTTATCTACAAGCCAAGAACAGACACTAAAAAAAGTAAAATTGCAAAATATTCTCTTATGAATGACGAATCATTTCAATTTATGTTTCAAGCAATAAAAGATAATTGGTTTGAATATCTACACGAAAAAGTTGCAAATAACCATAATAGAAGCTGGGGGGTGAAATAATGAAATTATTGACTAAAGCAATAGAAAAAAAATTATTAGAAAATAACAATAAAAGCCTTGAAGATACTGATGGCAGTATTGAATACGACAAAGTTGTTGTTAAATTTTTTAACCCATCAGGTCAAGCGACTTGGTGGGTACATTCTATGGACGAAGATGGTATCTGCTTTGGTATTGCTCAGATGTTTGGTAAAGATACCAGAGAATATGGATATTTCAATATTAATGAAATAAAAGCTATTAAGTGTCCACCATTAGGATTACCTATAGAAAGAGATATGTATTACACACCAGAAACTTTTGGAGAACTATTATGAAGCAAAATAAATCGCAAGAAATTAAAAAACATTTATTGAGTTATGGTCATATAGACACTTGGACAGCTATATCTAAGTATAGAGCCACCAGATTATCTTCAATTATTTACAACCTAAGAGCAGATGGCTATGACATAGAAAGTGTTTGGGTAGAAAAGAAAGGTCAACCTAGATTTGTAATGTACACTCTTGTAGGAGAATATAATGAATAAAAAAGAAAAATGGGAAATAGAATACGATAGAAAGCAGAAAGAACTTGCAGTAGGTGTATCAAAATTATCAAAGGAACAGATAGAAAGTATTGATACGACAATATCTACATTATTTGGTATATTAAACAATATTTCTGAATGTTTTGATATTGATATGGGAGATGTTCGCAAACTTCAAGAATGTGCGTGGGATTTAAACCATAAGTTTCAGTACGAAAAACGTAAAAGAAAGAAATAGATACTTGCTAAAGTTTGGGTGTGGAGTTTTTGCTAATTCTCTGCACCTTTTTTTTTGCTTGTAATTAATGCATAAGTATTGCTATCATAAAGGAACTTTTACTTGACAAGGAATAAGTGTTATGTCTGAAGAATTTATAAATGACGTTCTTGATTTAGAGTGTGATTATAAAGGTATTGACACAGAAGAAGATGGCAGTTTTGAGGGTTACGCTTCTGTATTTAACAATAAAGATTTAGGAAATGATGTAATCAAACAAGGTGCATTTGCTAAATCAATCTACGATAAAAAACCAAAACAAATTAAATTACTTTATCAGCACAAGACTGATGAGCCGATAGGCGTAATTGACGCATTAGAAGAAGATAAAAGAGGTTTGAAGATTAAAGGTAGACTTGCTATGGGTACACAGAAAGGTAAGGAAGTTTACGAGCTAATGAAAATGGGCGCTTTAGATAGTATGTCAATAGGCTATAAGTTATCGCCAGAGGATTACAGATATAGCGACAAGCTAAAAAAACGTACCATCAACAATTTGGACTTAATGGAAATATCAATGGTTACGTTTCCAATGAATCCAAAAGCCAAAGTTACAAAAGTAAAATTGGCGAATATGGGGCCAAGAGAACTTGAAGAACACTTACGAGATGTTGGTGTAATGTCAAGTGCTGTTGCGAAACAAACTGCAAACATACTTTATAAGTCTTACCAAGAGCAAGATTTATTAGAGCAACGTGATGTTGCTGATAGTATAAATGCACTTATTGATAAAATTAAACACTAACGGAGTTTATTATGAGTGAAGAAATAAAATCTGTTGTAAATGAGTTAGGCTCTGCTTTTGAAGAATTTAAAAGTGAGAACTCTAAAAAATTACAAGAGATAGAAAAGAAAGGCTCTGCTGACCCTTTACTTGTAGAAAAAGTTGACAAGATGGCTGACGACATTTCAAAAATGGAAGAAACCAGACAGAAAATTGAACTACAAGAAAAAGCACTTGCAGACGCAGAAACCAAGCTTGACGGCTTGGAAAGAATTATTGCCAGACCAGAAACTGGTAACAATTCTAAAGATGTAGATATACAAATGAAAGCTTTTAGCTCTATGTTAAGAGTTGGAAAAGATAATATGGACGAGGTAGAGAAGAAAGCACTTTATGAATCAGATGATACATTAGGTGGTTTTTATGCTCCTACAGAATATGTTGCAGACTTAATTAAGACTGTTACAGAAATTTCTCCAATTCGTTCTATTGCAAGAGTAAGAAGCACATCTAACAGAGGTATTGAGATACCAAAAAGAACTGGCCAATTCGCTGCAAGTTTTGTATCAGAAACTGGCACACGTTCTGAAACAACTGGTTATACAACTGGTTTAATGCAGATTGACGCACATGAGTTATATGCGTTGGTTGATATATCTCAAGCTATGTTAGAAGATTCTGCTTTTGATTTAGAAAGCGAGATGTCTACAGAGTTTGGTGAACAGTTTGCGAAAGCCGAGGGCACAGCATTTATATCTGGTAACAGTATAGGTCGCCCACAAGGGTTTACAGATTCTACTGCTGGTGTTAGTTCTACTAACTCTGGTAATGGTACTGCGCTTACAGCAAATGGTTTATTAGACCTTATGTATGCTATTAAATCTGATTATATGAATAATGCTAGATTTGTTTTTAACAGAAGCACATTAGCTGCAATTCTTAAATTAGAAGACACAGAGGGACAAAAAATCTTTGTAAACTCTATGAGTTACGTTGGTGGTGCTCCATCTACAATTTTAGGTAAGCCTTATGTTCTTGCAGAAGATATGGCTGATGTAGGTGCTGGTGCAAAACCAATCGCTTATGGAGATTTTTCAAGAGCATACACTATTGTTGACAGAGTAAACCTTTCTGTAATGAGAGACCAATTTACACAAGCAACAAGTGGAAATATACGTTATATCGCCAGACGTAGAGTTGGTGGTGCAGTAGTCTTACCAGAAGCAATAAGACTACAAAACATTTCTGCATAACGGGGGGTTATTATGAGAGATATTGCAAATAGAACTAAATCCGTTACTTGTCAAGACGCAAAAGTATTTACAGCTGACACTGATGGCACAACTGTAGATAGACAAGGTTTTGAATCAGTAATGTTTATCGTAAACTCTGGTATTGAAGGTGATACATTGTCTGGAAGTGTAAAGTTTGACTTTATACTTCAAGAATCAACAGACGATTCTACATTTACTGCTGTTACAAGTTCTACATCTGTAACAGAGGGAAGTGTTGATAGTTCTGGTATTTTCTTAACACTAGACGCAAATGGTGAAACACCACAGACTAGCCAGATTGGTTATATTGGTGGTGCAAGATATGTTAGAGTGAAAATTGACGCAACAGGAACTCATTCAAACGGTACACCTATAAGTGTACAGGCTGTATTGGGTAATCCTATAGATTCAGTTGACGCTTAATATTATAAGTTTGTAGGGGGCTTCTCCGATTGCTCGTTGTGAGCCCTCTACTCTTAATAGGAGATTATAATGAAAATTAAAATGTTGGCAGATATAAAAGCTTCATGCAACGCTTCAGGCAACGCAACAAGAATTTACAAAAATGCCGAGATAGTTGATTGTGATGAACAATGGCAAAAAGATTTAGCAAATAATTTAGTAGCAAGTAATGTTGCTATGGAAATAAAGATAGATGAGCCAGTAGAAACAAAAGCCAAAAAAAAAGCTACAAAGAAAAAAACTACCAAAAAAAAATCATAGGTGATTAAATGGCTAGGTCTATTGGTAGTACCTTTTCTGCGCAATTATCTAGCACTCAAACTAGACCTTTCTATGCTGTAGAGTTTTTATATATTCAAAATTTAAGAGTATGGACAGGTTATTCTGAATTTAATATTGATGGTCAAAATTATCTAGGTTTAGGTAATTTAATTTCTGTTGGTCAAGTAGAAGAATCTGCAGACGTAAAAGCCAACGGATTAAATATTACTCTTACTGGATTAGACACTACAATTTTATCTGGCGCTTTTAACGAAACACAACAAGGCGTAGTGGTTAATGTTAAATTTGGTGTATTAACAACCACAGGTAATGCGATTGCTGTAGTAGATACACCTTACCAAATATTTAGTGGGACTGTTGATACAGTAAGCATTATGGAAGATGGAGAGACATCAACCATACAATACAATATTGAAAGCAAATTAATATCTTTAGAAAAAGCATTGGATTTTAGATATACAGACCAAGACCAAAAATTTTTCTTCCCAAATGATAAAGGTTTAGAATTTGTAGATGATATGCAAGACAAGTCTATTGATTGGGGTGGGGGTGAAAGTGATGGCAAATATAGTTAAAACAATACTTAATTTTAGGGGTGCGTAATAATGGGATTCTTTAGTAGCATATTTAAAGCTGTAAAGAGTGCTGCCGAAACAGTAGGTGCTAAAGGTGGTTTTTTTAGTAACTTACTAATGATAACAAATCCTTTGGCAGCGTTCGCTGTAAACTTTGTAGGCAGTATGGTTGTATCTACCATCTTGTCAAAAGTATTTGCTAAAAAACCAAAAGCTAATTTTCAGCAACAATTATCTGCTAGGTCTGAAATGGTCAAACAAGCGATTATTACCAGAGATACTGTTTACGGTGAAACAAAAAAATCTGGTGGTATTTTATTTATGGCTGGTACCAACAATGATAAAAATTTACATTTGGTTATTCAACTTGCTTCACATGAAATACAAGCAATAGATAAAATATATTTTGGTGATGAAGAATTAACTCTTGCTAGTGCTGGAAGTGATTCTAACGGAGTAACGCAGTTTAAAGTTACAAGTCCAAGCAAATATTCAAAAGAATCAAGATTTACAAATAAGACAAGAAGTCTTGTTGTTTCTGAATATACAACTATGCCATTTAATAGACAGTTACCTTTCGGTGGCTATTCTGTTGAAAACGGCTCTGGAATAAATAAAGGTATAACTTCCATAACATTAGTTTCTGATTCAGCATTTTCAGTAGCAACAGCAGACACTCTAAATATTAACGGAGTAAATTATGGCATATCTTCTGGTGGTAGTTCTTCTGCGTCTGGCTCTAGGCACACATTAGCAGTTACAATATCAGAAGCTTTGCGTACAGATGTAAGAGCAACGTCAATAAGATTTTCTGGACCAGGTGGCTCATCTTTTAGAATAACACCATATAATAACAACCCTAATTTTCCAAAACCATTTTTATCTGGTACATCTACGGAATCAGATTATGCAATAGTTGCCACGCAAACATTTACAGATACATCTGAATTAACAGTAAGAATTAAAAAACATTTTGGTAGTGATACTCAACAAGCAGACGCAGATTTAGTTTCAGAAGTTTCAGAATGGACAACAGACCACACATTGTCTGGAATAGCGTATTTGTATGTTTCTTTAAAATATGACGCAGACGCTTTCCCAAATGGAATACCAAATGTATCTGCTGAAATTAAAGGTAAAAAAGTTTTAGATTTTAGAACAGGCTCCACAGCTTTTTCTTCTAACCCAGCTTTATGCTTACACGATTATTTGACTGACACACGCTTTGGATTAGCCACACCTACTGCAAATATAGATACAACTTCATTTACAACGGTGGCAAATATATGTGATGAAGATATAACTTTGGCTGGTGGTGGCACAGAAAATAGGTATGAATCACACGGCATTGTTTACAGTAATGTTGACCCAATGACTACTATAGATGAATTATGTGGCTCTATGTTATCAGTATTGAGTTATTCTAACGGCAAGTTTCATCTATCTGGTGGTAAATACGTTGCGCCATCTATAACCCTTAATGAAGATGATTTTAGAGGTGGCATATCTATACAGGCGAAACAATCAAGAAGAAATTTATTTAATACAGTTAAAGGTGTTTTTACTAGCCCAGAAAGTAATTGGCAACCATCTGATTACCCAATGGTAACGTCAAGCACTTTTGTAAGTGAGGATAATGACGAAACAATATTTGCTAATGCAGACCTACCTTTCACAATATCATCAACAATGGCGCAAAGAATTGCTAAAGTAATTTTATTTAAAAACAGACAGCAAATGGTTATAAGTGCGCCAATGAAATTGTCAGCTTTTAAACTACAGGTAGGAGATACAGTAACTATTAATAATTCAAGATTAGGCTTTAATTCTAAAATATTTCAAGTAGCAGATTGGAAGTTTGTATCTACACCAGATGATATTGGTATTGACTTAACACTACAAGAAACAACAGAAAGCGTGTGGGATTGGAACGCAGAAGAATCTGCATTTATTTCTGATAATACTTCATTACCAACAGCCGAAACAGTATCTGCACCAGCAATAGTATTAAGCGATATTATGAGAGCCTATTCTGGTCTTGTTTCAACAATATTAGTTGTTAATGTTTCTTCTAACCAAGGCACAACTAACGAAATAGAAGTGCAGTATAGAAATACTTCTACAGATACAGAATTTACATCTTTAGGTAGAGCAAAGACTGTTGGTACATCACTTAAATTTGAAATAAAAGATGTAGAAGATGGCCAGACATATGAAGTAAGAGCTAGGTCAATAAATGCTTTTGGCGTTGCTTCTTCTTTTACATCTGGCGCACACGAAGTAGTAGGTAAAACTGCACCACCAGCAGATGTTACAGATTTTTCTGTAAACATTGTAAATAATCTAGCTGTATGTTCTTGGACTGCAAATAGTGAATTGGATTTATCTCATTATATTATTAGACATACACCAGCAATAACAAGCCAAGTTTATTCTGGCGCCACTATCGTTGCTAATTATATATCTAAAGCAACTAATCAAATATCTCTACCAGCACAAACAGGTACATATATGATAAAAGCTGTTGATGTTCTAGGAATTACTTCTGTAACTTCTGCTAAAAAAATTGTTATTAGAAACCAGATTGCAGATGATTTTAATGCAGTAACAACGGCTACAGAATCTACTGGTTTTGCTGGTACAAAAACAGATACGGAAGTTGTAACCAGAGATGGTGTTAATTTTTTACAAATAACACTTGGTGAGCTGTTTGATGACCATTCTGGTTTATTTGATTCTGCTTTAGGAAATTTTGATGATGGTGGCGAAGTAACAAGTAATTTAGATGGTTTTTATGAATTTAATTCCAATCCAATAGATTTAGGTGGTATTTTTAACTCATATGTAACAACCTCTTTAACCAGTAGTAGATTTAACGCAAATAGCCTATTTGACAGCTTTGAGGGCTTATTTGATAGTCAAGAAGGTAATTTTGATGGTAACTATACCGAATTTGATGATGTGGACGCTAAAATCCAAATATCAACCTCAAATGACAATTCTACTTACAGCGATTATCAAGATTATGTTTTAGGTAATTACAAAGCCAGATACATTAAGTTAAGAGCTAAATTAACTACAAATAATCCAGATTCAACACCAGCGATTTCTGTTCTATCAGCAACAATAGATATGCCAGACAGAACTGTTGCAGAAGATAATGTAGAAGCTTCCACAAGCGGAAAAACAATAACATTTAGTCCAGCTTTTAAAGAGTTGCAAGGGCTAGGCTTAACAATAGATGACCTAGACCAAAATCAACATTATGTTATATCAAGTAAATCAGCAACAGGATTTACCATAAACTTTTACCAAGGCACAGGAACTGGTAACCCTGTAGCAAAAGATTTTAGCTATGTTGCTAAAGGGTACGGATATCTTGAATCAAGCTAATATTTAGCGTATTGTTAACATTATTTAGGAGTATAAAAAATGAGCCAGAATGATTTTACTATAGCAAATCAGACCTTTCCAAATACGAGGGCTGACATTAACTCAGCATTACAGGCTTTGGCAAGTACAAGCTCTGGAAGTTCAGCACCATCAACCACATTTGCTAATCAGTTTTGGTATGATACTTCTGCTAACACTTTATATATGCGAAACGAAGATAATGACGCAAACATTACTCTTGCTGTATTAGACCAAAGCAATGACACAGTAGAATATTTTAAATCTGATTCTGTAAGAACAGCATTGATAGAATTTACAGATGGAGATGACGCACTTACAATCGCAGATGGTGGTGCTTTGACTACAGCAAGTCATTTGTCTATTGGTGGCTCTAATAATGAATTAAGATTTTATGAGGGTGCTAACTATGTTGGTTTTGAGGCTCCAGCTTTATCAGCAGATAAAATATGGGTTTTACCAGACGCAGACGGCTCTGCAAATCAAGCATTGGTAACTAATGGCTCTGGTACTTTATCATGGGCTACTGCTGGTCAATCACTAAGACCAAATGTAAAACCACTTATTATTAATGGTGCTATGGCAGTAGCTCAAAGAGGTACAAGCACAACAGGAATCACAGGTAC